ACAGGGGGCAAAGCCGCCGCAAATTCATTTACTTGAGCTCCGCCGCGAGGTGCTCGGCGTGATGCTGATGCTCGGTGAAGAGAGTCAGACCCGTCTCAAGCAGTGATTTGAGCTGCGCATTGTGCGCGGACGGGATGAGAGTCGACTTGAGCGCGCCGTTGACCGTTCCGTGGAAGGCGACCTCATTGGCGACATAGGCTTTGTCGAAGGCCGCACCGTTCAAAGCGGCGAGCTTCTTCATCTCATCGGCCGCGCCCTTGTTCAGAGCCGCCTGTACTTCACCCTTGCGGAAGTGAGCACGGAACGAATCGGTGTACTCGGCGTCGGCCACGTCGCTGCCGGCGCCGCCGCCGCCCATCTGGAACGCTGCCATCTGGGTGTTGGCCTGGTCGACCGCAGCCTGCAGACGGGTGATATCGGCGTTGATGTTGTCGACCTTCAGGGCCTGCAGCGCATCGGCATTGCCCTTCTTGATCTCCTCCAGCTGCTTGTTGTGCTCGGCCTTGAAGTCGGCGAATGCCTTGTTCAGGCTCTCCACCAGCGCCTTCACGTCGGGCTGGCTGCCACCATCGGCGCGCACGGAAACGAGGCCACGCGGAACGCGGCCGTGGGTCATCTTGGTCATTTGTTGGCCTCTTAGGCTTTGATGTTGTCGAGAAGGCCCTGCAACAGGGCCGTGGTTTCGTTTCCGCCAGCGCTCGGCATGGCGGGGTCGGCAGCGCTCGGCTTGCCGTTGAACAGCGATTTGAGGGTGTCGCGTCGCATGGATCGGGAGTGGCCAGCCTTGGCCATGGCGGCTTCCACCAGGGCGAGCGCCTTGCGCCCGCCTGATGATTGCTTGGCATCCTTCGTGGCGGCGGCCCCGTCGAGCAGGCCATCGGCAAAGCCACCCTCCACGGCCTGGGCGGCGCCGATCCACGTTTCCTCGTCCATCATGCGAGCCGCTTCCGCCTCGGTGACACCCGAGCGAGCGGCGTAGACCTTTGCCATGGCAGCGTCGAAGGGCTCCAGCAGCTTTGCCGCGTCCGCCATGTCGTGCCGGTTGCCGATGGCCACCGCCCACGCGTTGTGGATCATCAGGAACGCCCCGTCGCCCATCAGGATCTCATCGCCGGCCATGGCGATAACCGATGCGGCCGACGCAGCCAGCCCCATCACCTGGACCGTCACGCGTCCCTGGTGCTCGCGCAGCAGGTTGTAGATCGCAACGCCCTCGAAGAAGTCACCGCCGGGGGAGTTGATGTTTACCACCACATCCTTGCTGCCAATCGCACGAAGGGCGGCGCTGATCCGTTTGGCGGTAACGCCGGTGCCCTCCCAGTTCTCGCCGATCGAATCGTAGATGGAGATGCTGTTCGCGTCGTTGCCAGCAGCACGGACTTCCGGCTCCCAACGCTCCAGCGCGTCGGGCCGCATGTCGAACTGGGCGGCGCCGAGCCGTCGCTCGGCACGAATTTCAGGCAGCTGCCGGAGGCTCATCGCTCTTTCCCTTCTGTGTCATGGGGTTGATCAGGTCGTTGGCGCCTGGCTGGTCCGATTCGGGGTAGTCCAGCAGGTCGCGGATCTCGTTCTGCGTGTGGAACGGCTTGGTGCCACCGGAGCCGAGGGCGGCCTTGAAGAATTCGGCCTGATCCTTAAGCGTTCCGCGCATCAGCGCCCGAACGTTGAACTTCGGCTGGAATCGCTCCAGGTCGCGCTCTGGAATCAGCGATCGCGCCACCGCCTGCTCCCAGTTGGTGAAGTGCTCCAGCATCGTGTACTGCAGGAAAAATATGCCCAGTTGCTCGATGCCCGTGCCCCAGCTGGTATCGCTCAGGAACAACAGCGGGCGGGGAACGCCGTAGAGCCTGGCCACCTCCTCCACCTGGGCATTCCGGTTCTCGACGTGCTGCGCTTCCTGCGCCGTGCTTCCGAACTTGTTGGCCTTGGCGTTCTCTTCCAGCAGCATCCACTTCTGCGCCGCGCTGGCGCCTGCGTACTCCGTATCGAGCGATTGGCGCATGCGGGCATAGGCGGTATCGCTGAGCGCGCTCGGCACTTCGATAGCACCACCGGCCATGTTTCCGGTTTCGAAGATGCGGCTCGCAGCTCGCTCCGCATCCAGCGCCAGGCGAATTGCCCGGTCTGCCAGTTTCATCCGCGACAGGCTGGTGACACCGTCCACGGATATATCGCGGATGTGCAGGATCTCTTCCTGCTTAAGTACTACCTCGCCGCGCTTCTTGCTGTTGAAGCGGTAGATCATCCGCCAGTCGTCGCCAAGCTCGGCGCGCACCGCGGGCGAGTCCAACGGGATGAGATGGATTGGCCGGCCTGCTGACCACACGATCCGCGCGTAGGCGTCACCGTGGCGCTGCCGGGCCAGCTCCATCTGCCGTTTGAATTCCAACGGCGTTTGCCACGGGTTCGGCTTGACCTTGAGCAGGCGGTGCGCGGGGTGCTCGGTGGCTATCCGTTTCTTCCCGCCAGACTCGATTACGTTCAGCGGCAGCATGCCGATGGTCCCGCAGATCAGAGACAGGCAGCGGAGCACCGCCATGTTGCGCAGCTGGTAGCCACCACCGCCCTGCCCGCTCTGCGCCCGGATGAACTCCAGCAGCGCCGGGTCATCCATCCCCGTGAACTGGCCAGCCTCAGCCCGTGCGCCTTGGGGCGCCGCCGGCGGCGGATTCCAGATCCGGTCCAGCGACTTGATATCTTCTTCGTTGAACCTGGACATTGCATTTCCTATAGGAATCGGATGCCCCGCTGCTCATAGACAGAGGCAGGCGCGACCGATGAATGTGCGGAGCCGAAAGCCATCACGACCGCTACCGCGGCGTCGATCTTGTTGACGGACCGTGCCTTGGACAGCCAACGGTTTTCCCACTTATCGCTTTCGATGACGGCCGACATGATTGCCGACACCAGCACCGGGTTTCCGAGCAAGCGGACCCGTCCTTGCAACAGGGCTTCCTCGAACAATCGGAGAGACCCGGGCATCCAGAGACCTTCCGGCGCCGGCTTACCTGCGGCAGCGGCGGCCTTTACTGCCGCCTCTGTGGGCTTGCCTTTCTTCAGGCCACCCTGCGGGTGCTCAACGAACGAAACCGAAAGGCCCAGTTCTTTGACTTCCTCTTCGAACTGGCGGAACGCGTACCTGTCGTAGGCAACCTGAGCGATTTCAAAGTCCCGGTCATACTCGGCCACCGTTTGCGCAACGTGCCGGTAGCTGATCGTCTGGCCCTGTGGCGCGTGCAGGTGGCCCTTGGCAATCCAGGTGCTGTACGGGAGCTTGTCGCGTAACTCACGGGCCTTGACCGTATCGCCTGGGGTCCATGCCTCTACCCACGCGTCAAACGTTGGCTTGCTCACCAGCGTCTTCTTGCCCTCGACCTCGACCAGCACTTCCTTCGCTCCGGTCTCCACTACCGCGCCGAGCGCCGTAATGTCGCGGTTCTGCGACAGGTCCAACCCGAGATGGAGGCGCTTGCCATGGTGCTGGGATGTGTCAAATGACTGCAGGGCCGGCTCGAGCGTCTCGCGGCTGAGCCACGCCTGGTCTGCATCGGTCCACATGCAGAAGTTGAGCCGCAGAATCTCGTTGAGCTTGCTGGGAATCTGCTTGGCCAGGTCAACGCGGGCCTTTAGGTACTCCTCCGTGATCGTGATGCCCAGCATCGGGTTGGCCTTCAACCAGCAACGCGGATCCTCCAGCGGGTCATCGCCCTCATCCAGCCCGCACACAAACGAGAACGTGCGGTCATCGATGGGCTCACCGATGAAGGTTGGATCGTTGACCGCCTCCGTATGGCCGGCTGCAACCTTTACCGCGTGCTCGTGTTCGGCCCATGCAACGCTGTTCCGGTCACTACCCGAGTTGGTGATCATGAAGAGCAGCGGCGAACGGCGGAACTTGAACCCGTTCTCCATCATTTCGATGATCTTGCCGTCCGCCATCTCGTGCACTTCGTCGGCCAGGACAAAGTGCGGGCGGTAGCCGGAACCTGTCTTGCCAACGTCGCGGGACGCTGGCCGGAAGTAGCTCTGCGACTTGTGGTGGGCGATGTTGTATTCCTTGCCCTCACCGCCTGAGAACTCCAGCCGCTTCTTCAGCGCCGGTGAAGCCTTCACCATCTTCACCGCATCGCGAAACAGGATGCCCGCCTGATCCTTGTGCGAAGCCACCGCGTATACCTGAGCGCCGGCTTCCTGATCGGCGCAAAGCCCGATCAGCGCGATGCCACCAGCCATCGGCGACTTACCGTTGCCCTTTCCTTCCTCGATGTACGCTCGCCGAAAGCGACGCGTGCCATCCGCCTGTTTCCAACCGAACAGGCTGCCGATCTTGAACGCCTGGCTGGGGTGCAGCTTGAACGGCTTCCCTTCGAACTGCCCCTCACTCAGCCGCAGCACGTCTTCGAAGAAGGCGATCTTCTTATCCGCCGCCTCGCGGTCGAAGTACAGGCCTCTCTCGTGAGCGTCCTCAAGGTCTTTCAGGTGTCGACGGCAGGCGTTGCGCACGTGCGGGCCTGCAACGGTCCGGCCTTCCACCACTGCCAGCGGATACTCGCTGGTCCGGCAGTCAGAAATGCTTGTCGTCCGGGTCTTCGTCTTCGCCTGGGCCATGATTCACTTTCGTCTCGTCCACCGGCGTGGCGCCGAGCTTCGACAGGAGCGAGCCCAGAGCCTGCATCGCCGAAACACCCATCTCCGGGTCGGTCGCCATTCGCGCGGCGAGGATGCACACCTGACGCAGCAGCAGCCGGTGGCCGGCGTGCAGCCAAGGCATGTTCTCGACCTGTTCTTTCCAGACGGCGACCTGTTCTTTAGTCATTCCCTTGTAGGGAGCACCGATGGCTTTTGGCCCCTTCGGCGTCTTTCGATCTCGATGCCGCTGCGGATTCTTCGCCGCAGCACCGGACACCGCTGCTTTTGCTGCTGGAGTGCGGGGATTTGCCATGTTTCACCGTCTGAATCGCTCACTGAACAAAGCAATGTTTGTTCAGGAATGGGGGTCGTCTTTCCAACTGTGGATGAGTGCGTTTGGGGGGGCGCACGTATCGCTGGCAAATCGACCCAAACTTTTTCGCCCCCCGTTCAGGTTTATGTGGATAACCTGTTGATATGCATGCGGCCTACTTCGGCCGCGCGAGGGCCTGACGTGGAGCCGCCAAGGGCCATCCATCGGCGTCGCAACCGACTAGAACGCGCTCGGTGTTTCCAAAGCCGCCATCCTCGCGTGCGGTCTTCCTGCTGTGACAGCTGACGCACAGCGTCCGAAGGTTCTCCGGAGAGTTGTTGTTCGGATCGCCGTCCGCGTGGTCGACGTGGGCTTGCCCCTTGCCGGCGCACAGCACGCCACAGCCATGTTCCTGGCACCGGTACAGGTCGCGCAGCAGGATGGTTTCCCGCAGCGCGCGCCATGCCCTGCTGTTCGTTGGTAACGCGCGCTTGGCTTGGCGATTGCCTGCCAGCCCGGCCATCAGTACGGGTTCCCGTCCAGGTCGGCGCGCTCCGGCTCGGCACCTTCGTCGTGCACCGGTGCGCCTGCCTCCTCGCCCAACAGGAGGGCGACCGCCTGTACCAACATGCCGACATGCGTCACCAGTTCGGCGAGCTGCTTGCCCTGCTGCTCCATGATCCCGACCAGTCGGTCAATGCGAGCGTCTGTGCTGCCATCGATGCGCGCAGCCAAGGCGGCGACTGCTGCAGCGCGCGCAGCCTGCTCAGCGGCCAGTGCTGCCGCCAGCTCTTCAATCTGTGGAACGTCCATCAGCAACCCTCGTCGTTCGCAGTACCAGGCCGCGGCGTATCCATCCCTCGACCCGTTCCCAGTCCGGTTCCATGCCCGTCGTCCTGGCAAGCCACACCACCGCGGCCAAGTAGCACCGCAGCCACCAGCGCATGCGGACGGAAGTCGTCACCGCTCCAGCCATCAGAACTCCTCCACAACCCAGCCGCCGCCATCCCGCTTGGGCTTGACCTTCACCGCAATGAAGCGGAACGGGTACATGGCGGCAGCAATCTTGATCTTGACCCTGGCATCGTCCTGCCAGTGGCCCTTCACTTCGTGGCAGGCCATGACACCGTCGGCCTCCAGCACGGCAAAGTCCGGGGTGTAGAACGTGTTGTCTGCCAAGCGCAGCTTCAGCCCCTCGAACCGGTGCCACAGGATCTCGCCGGCAGCCTGCAGCGCGCGCAGCCGTTCGGCATACGCGGCCTCTGTCTTGTTCATCTCGCCGGTCTTGAGGCGGCCCAGCGCCAGTACCCGCGCCGCAGCGTTGCCCCGGCCCATCATTCAGCACCTGGAGGTGGGCCCGGGTTCCGCTCTGGCGGCGAGGGCGTGTATCCATGACCGCGCCGGTTCACCCGCTCACCATGCCGAAAACGCACCACGGCACAGATGGTGTCGGTGACGATGCAGACACCGATGATGGCCGCTATGCACACCACTCCCTCAACCCAGCTCACAGGCCGCTCTCCGGGACTGGCTTGCCCTGTACCTGGCCGATGGCCTCGAACTGGGCTTCGTACTGCATCAGGCAGCGCTTCCGACCATTGCTCACGTCGAACACCGCCGATGGCTTCCCGTCCCGCACCCAGCTGCAGCGCTTGGTCAGGGCGGCATCGATGGGGACATAGGTGGCCACCGGAATCTTGATCAAGACAGGCGCCGGCGGATTCGGCTTGGTAGGTGCGGCTTGGCATGCAGCCAATAGCGCAGCTGTGACAACCACGATGACGCGCATGTCAGTACCCCTTCAATGCTGGGCAGGCGGAATCAAGCAGCTCCAGCGCCGCCTTGCAGGTGTCGGGCCGCTGCTCATAGCGACCGCGCCAGGTGGATGCCTCCTTCTCGGACGCCTCGATCTTGCCGGCCAAGGCCTGCAGCGCCGCCGCGCTCTCCGCCTTCAAGGCTTCCAGCTTCTCGGCCTCTGCCCTCAGCGCGGTGGCGACTTCGGCTAGGCGTTGATCGCGGGTGTTCACGTCGGCCCGCAGTCGGGCCGCATCTGCGTCCCAGTCGGCCCGGACCTTGATCACCTGGGCGCTGAGGTCGCGGATCTTCTGCTCCTTCTCGTAGGCAGTCAGCCCGGACACCGCGCAACCGAAGGCCAGCACCGCGCACACCACCTTGACCTTGCTCCCTGGTTTGCTCAGCCACTGCAGTGCGTCGGCGGCGGCGCCAATGACCAGGCTCCACGCGGCACGAAGGAATCGAATCAGTACGCTCATGGCTTATCGCCTCCGATGGCGCCGGTGGCTTTCTCCACCATGCGCACGTAGCCGGGCAGCAGCCGGCGGATCAGGACGCCGGATAGGCCGGCCAGCGGCAGCTGGGGCGCGCCCGCCAGTGCCGGCCAGATGGACGCGGCAACAGCGATGACCCATGCGGCCACGATGGCGTAGGCCACCACAGCCACAGCCAGGGCAGCCCAGCGCGCAGCAGTCTGTAGGAGGCGGTGACCGCGCCGACGGCTGGCGTCTGCGGCAACCCGCTCCGCGTCCTTCTCCGGCAGAAGCAACACACCGATCAGGGCGCCGGCCATGGCCACCAGCAGTACAGACTGCGGCACGCCGAGGATGACGCGCTCGGCCTCACGCAGCGCATCAGCGGTCGCGGGCGCCACTACGGCCGCCGTGAACGTCCCGACGATGATTTTCATGGTGCTCACTGGCTCGGTCACGGCGCCACCGTTCCGCCGGCCTTTCGGTACACCGCCACCAGGTCAGCCAGCGTGTGTTCGTGCTGGCCGTAGCCAGCGCCGGGAAGACTCGCCCAGATGTTGCGCACCGCTTTGATTGCCTCGGAGACCTTGCCCGCCTGGATCAGCGGCAGTGCGCGGCGCTCCCGGATCTGCTGCAGCGCGATCAAGTCCTGGCTCAGCGGTGAGAAGTCCTTCAAGCCCAGCGTCTTCCGGTAGGCGTCGTAGTAGCGGCGCAGCAACTGGTAGCGGCCTGCGGCGGTGGACTGGATACCCAGCTTCGGCAGAGGCACAAGAACTCGAGGATGATCGGCGTAGCCCCTGAAGCACTGGCCCCCGACGATCACGTCATAGCCACGGTCTTTGGTCGGCTGCTTGCCGTTGTCGGTCCCTTCGGACCAGGCCAGCATGTCGAG